CCGAGACCTTCGAGTACATCCGTGACCGTATCCGACATCACCGGGACCGACCCGACGGCACAGTCGTCGCCAGCCCCGCGCCCTCGCCCCGCCCGGCAATGCGCCGGACGGCGAAGGCAAAAGGCGCCTGACCCGCACCCCGGCGGCCTGAACGCGGAGGCCTTGTCGGCAGCCCGAAACGACGCAGGAAAGGAGGCCAGGACCGTGATCGACACGCGCGTCGAACAGGGCGCGCTATCGCCCGACGACGAGAGCGCGAAGGAAGCCATGGCCGTCGCCGTCGAAATCATGCGCGGCACCGGCGCCGATCGCGAACGGCTTGCCGCGGCGAAGACCGTTCTCGAATATACCAAACGCAAACCAACCGTGAAGGTCGACCAGCGGATCGGCGCCGCCGAAGAATTACTGGCCGCTGTGCTGAAGGATGCGGGTGCACCCTGACCTGATCAGGGCCCGCAGGCTGCTCTACGACGATTTCGCGCTTTATGCCCGGCATGCCTTGCGGATCAGGACCAAGGCCGGCCGGATCGAGCCGCTGCGGTTCAACCCCGCCCAGATGGTCCTGCACGAGGCGGCCACCCGCCAACGCGCCGAACAGGGTTATGTTCGCGCCATCGTCCTGAAGGCCCGCCAGCAGGGGCTGTCGACCTATATCGGCGGGCGGCTCTATTGGCTGACCAGCCAGCGCCGGGCGCGCAAGACCCTGGTGATCGCGCATCTGGCGGACAGCACCCGTGCGCTGTTCGACATGACCCGGCGCTATCACGACCAGATGCCCGACCTGCTGCGACCGGCGACCAGTTATTCGTCGCGGCGCGATCTGACCTTCTCGGCCCTGGACAGCGCCTACATGGTGGCAACCGCAGGGTCCGAGGGCGCCGGACGCGGCGAAACACTGAATTACGTCCATGCCTCGGAAATCGGATTCTGGCCCGTACGCAACGCGGCCGCGACCTGGAACGGCCTGATGCAGGCGGTCCCCCAGGTGCCCGACACCGAAATCTATGTCGAGAGCACAGCCAACGGCGTCACTGGCCTGTTCTACCAGCAATGGCAGGCGGCGGTATCAGGCGAGAGCGGCTTCAAGCCCGTATTCATCCCGTGGTTCCGTACGCCGGAATACCGGGTCGCCAGCCTGCCGCGCGATTTCGAACGGACGCCGGAGGAAGTCGACCTGGCCCGGCGCCACGGCCTCGATGACGGGCAGTTGCTATGGCGGCGGGCCAAGATCGCCCAGAACGGCGCCGACCTGTTCCGCCAGGAATATCCCGCCGAACCCGACGAAGCCTTCCTGACCACGGGTCGTCCGGTCTTCAACCCGGAGATCCTGGTTGCCCGCGCCCGGGCGATCAACCCGGAACCGATCGCGCGCCTGGCGCTGGAGGGGAGCGAGTGGCGGCCGCAACGCCGTGGCGAACTGCTGGTCTATCGGGAACACGACCCGCAGGAACGCTATTACATCGGTGCCGACGTCGGTTTGGGCGTTCGCAACGGCGACTGGTCGGTAGCCCAGGTCCTCGACAGCGGCAAGCGCCAGGCCGCGGTATGGCGCGCTCGGGTCGATCCCGATTATTTCGCCACCGTGCTCTATCACCTGGGGATGCGTTACAACACCGCCCGGCTGATCGTCGAGCGCAATAACCACGGCATCCTGACCTGCAACCGGCTGGGCAAGGACATGGCCTATCCCGACTTCTTCATGGAGGAAGTCGTCAACGACCTGACCCGCGAAGCCACCACCCGGTTGGGCTTCTTCACCTCGGTCAAGACCAAGCCGCTGATCATCGATCAGCTTCGCGCCGCCATCCGCGACGGCACGCTGGAACTGCACGACCGCACGACATTGGCCGAAATGCAGACCTACGTGGTCAAGGAAAGTGGCCGGATGGAAGCGGATAGCGGCTGCCATGACGACACGGTGACCGCCCTGGCGCTGGTCAACCACATCCACGAAGACCGGTTCGAGCCCATCGCGGCGACCGATGACTGGTACACGGAAGCAATCTGACATGACCAAGAGCACGAGCGACGACGATGTCCTGCGCATCGTCGAAGGCAAGGTCCGCAACAGCCTCGGCTATATGGACACGACGCTGTCGGAAGAGCGCCAGGCGGTGCAGCGCTATTACGATGCGGTCGAACCCCGGCCGATGCACAAGGGCGACGTCAAGTACGTTTCCCAGGACGTGCTGAACGCCGTCGAGAGCGCCAAGGCCAATCTGCTGGAAACCTTTTCCGGCAATCGGCGGATCATCGAATTCGCGCCGCACGGTCCCGACGACGTCGACATGGCCGAGGTCGCGACGACCTATACCGACCATGTCGTGCTCGACCAGAACCCCGGCCCCGCAATCTTCGAGGATGTCATTCATGATGGCCTGACGGCGCGGCTGGGTGTCGTCCAGGTTTACTGGGACGAGCGCGAAGAGCGGACGACGGGAAAATTCTCCGGCTGGACCCAGGACGACCTGCTGGCGTTGATCGAGCGCGAGCCAGGCGTGGACCTCGGCGATGACCTGATGATGGACGAGACCGGCGCGCTGTCCGGCACCATCGTTCGCACCGCGGATCTGTCGCAGGTGGTGATCGAGCCGGTGCCTCCGGAGGAATTCATCATCGACCGGACCGCGAGCGATGTGAACGCGCGCGGCGTGTTCAAGGGACGACGGACCGCCAAGTCGATCGCGGAACTGATCGGCATGGGGTTCGAGCGCGCCGCCCTGGAAAAGGTGGCCGACAGCACCGGCGAGGCAATCGACGTCACGGCCGAGCAGGCCACGCGGTTCGAGAAGGTATCCGCCGTGGCCGGCGACTTCATGGACGATGCCGATCCGGCGGATCCGGCGAACCGCAAGATCTGGCTCTATGACTGCTATTTCAATGCCGATCTCGACGGCCAGGGTGTCCGCCTGTGGCGCGTCGCCTATGCCGGGCGGTCGATCCTGAAGCGCGAGCCGGTGGCCGACGACCCGTTCGTCGGCTACGCCCCGCTGCGGCGGCCGCATTCGGCCGTCGGCAGCAACTATGCCGACCGCGTTCGCGGCATCCAGACCGCCAAGACGCTTCTGACCCGGTCGGTCATCAACCACGCCCTGGTGACAAACAATCCGCGCTACATCGTCGTCAAGGGCGGTCTGGTGAACCCGCGGGAAGCCATCGACAACCGCTTCGGCGGCATCATCAACGCCACCCGGCCGGATGCGATCACCCCCATGCAGCAGGCGGGGCTGAACCCCTTCGTCTTTCAAACGGTCCAGATGATGGACGCCGACAAGGAGGACGTGACCGGCATATCGCGCCTGGCCCAGGGCCTGAACAAGGATGCCATATCCCGGCAGAATTCCGCCGACATGGTCGGCCAGTTGACTGCGTTGTCGATGCAGCGCGCCAAGGTGATGGCCCGATCCTTCACCGGCTTCCTGAAGACGCTCTACCTCAAGGTCTATGCACTGGTGCTGGCCAACGAGCGACGCGAACGCGTCTATCAGGTTGCCGATGCCTGGATCAGCGTCACCCCGGCCGAATGGCAGGCGCGGACACGGGCCCGCGTCGAGCTGAGGGTCGGTTACGGCGAGGCCGACAAGGATGCCGGCGAGACGCTGGGGCTGTACCAGTTCCTCGCTCAGGACCAGGCACTGGCCCCGCAATTCGGGCCCGCCCAGCGCCATGCCGTGATCGCACGCTATCTGAAGCAGCGGGGCATCCGCGATACCGCCCGGTATCTGCTGCCCGAACCGCCGCCCCCGCCGCCGCCGGGCCCGCCCGATCCGCTGCTCCAGGCAAACCTGGAACAGATGCAGGCTACGACCAGGCAGATCCTGGTGCAGGCCGAGACGATGCAGCGCCGCCAGCAGCACGATGCGGCGATCGACGCGATGAAGCTGGAGCTGGAGCGGCTGAAGGCGCAGATGGCCGACATGCAGGCCGTGCGCAATGCCGACCTGAAGGACCGGGAACAGGATCATCGCGAAGCCATCGACCAGGCCGAACTCGCCCTGGAGATGATGACGCCTCAGGACCCGGCAAATCGATGATCGACGACGAGGCGGAGGACGTCGCGGGGCGCATCGCCCGCGGTACGGCGGCCCGGCGCGTGCTGGGCGAGCCCCCGATCATCGATGCGTTCGAAACCCTGATGGACGAACTGCGCGACCAGATAGTTGCCACCATCCCGACGGATGCGGCCGGGCGAGAAACTCTTTTCCATCAGCATCTCGGCCTGCAGACCGTCCTGGGTACGCTCAGGGCATGGCAGGCCGAATGCGACGCCATCACCGAGGCCCGCCAGGGCGAAATCAAGGATGATCCCCAATGAGCACGCCCACGATCGATACCCCGGATATTCCCGTCGATGAAACCCTGACGGTCGACGAGGCGGCCGACGCGATCTTCGCCCGCCAAGTCGTCCAGCCTGACGACGGCGACGTCGATGGCGACGACGGGAACCACGAGGAGGCCGACGCGGCCGATGCCGATCCGCCCGACGTCGTCGAGGCGGGTGACGACGCCATCGTCCGTATCGGCGAGCAGGCCGTGACCGTCGGCGATCTGAAGCGCCTGGCCGGCCAGGAGGCCGAACTGACCCAGGCCACGGCGGCGGTCGCCCAGCGCCGCCAGGAAGCCGACCAGCGGTTCGAGGCCAATGCCGCAGCCCTCGCCCGGCTGATCGAACGGGCCCAGGGGGCCTACAAGCCCTTCGAGGCGATCGACTGGGTCATCGCCCAGAAGGAACTGACGGCGGACGAACTGCGCGCCCTGCGGACCGAGGCGAAGGAGCGCGAAGACACCCTGAAGCTCCTGACCGGCGAAGCCGAGCAGATCGGCCGCGCGGCGATGCAGCAGCGCCATGAAGCGCTGACCCGGGCGGCCGAAGACGCCCACAGGGTACTGCCCGACATGCTGAAAGCCGCCGGCGGCGCCTGGGATCAGAAGACCCATGGCGCCATCGCCGACTATGCAGTGAAGGCGGGTTTCCCGGCCGAGGCCGTGTCGGCCTGGGTCGACCCCAACATCATCGCCACGGTCTACAAGGCGATGCGCTATGACGCGATCCGCGCCACCGCGTCGAAGAAGACGACGCCGGCCGTGGCGCCGGCACGGCCGGCCGCCACCGGTTCGGCGCGTGATGCCGCCGGCGAGCGACCCGCCGGCACCCGTGCCGCCGATGCGCTCGCCCGCCTCCGACAGACCGGCAGCGTCGAGGACGCCGCCGACGCCATCTTTGCCCGCATGACCGCTCGCCGCTGACCGGCGACGCCAGCCCCATCAACCCAAGGATATCAATGGCTACTTATACCACCTACGATCAGGTCGGCCTCGCCGAGGACGTCGATGACGTGATCACCAACCTGTCGCCGACGTCGACGCCTTTCATTTCCACGATCGGCCAGGAGGCGACGAAGGCCCGCGTCTATGAGTGGCAGGAGGACGCACTGGCCGACCCAGCCGACAATGCCAAGGTGGAGGGCGCCGATCCGGCCGATGCCAGCCTGGCCCCGACCGTCATGCGCACCAACACCGTCCAGATCTTCGAGAAGACCATCAAGGTGTCCGAGACCGCCGACGCGGTCCAGGCCCATGGCCGGGCCAAGGAAAGCTCCTACCAGGCGGCCAAGAAGGGCAAGGAGATCAAGCGCGACCTGGAACGTGCCTGCGTCGGCGTGGTCCAGGCCGCGGTGACCGGCGACAGCGCGACCGCACGCCGCTTCGCCTCGGCCCTGTCGCAGATCGGCGCCGCCGTCACCCGCACGGTCGATGGCGATGCCGGCACCGGCGGCAACCAGGCGCGTGCCCTGCAGGAGGCCGATATCCTCGCCGTCCATCAGGCCCTCTACGAGAAGGGGTCGGAGGACGTGACGACCCTGATGATCAAGCCGGCCGACAGCCTGATCGTGTCGGGGTTCGCAGCGGCCTCGGGCCGTACCCGCGACATGGCGCAGCAGAAGAAGGTGGTCAATGCCGTCGATCTCTACATCTCGCCGTTCGGCGAATTGAAGGTCGTGATCAACCGCCAGCTCAAGTCGACCGACGCGCTGCTGATCGACCCGGGCATGTGGAAGCTGATGAAGCTGCGCGGCTGGAAGATGACGCCGCTGGCCAAGACCGGCGACAGCAACCGCTGGATGCTGGTCGGCGAATACGGCCTGAAGCATCGCAACCAGGAAGCCACGGGTCGCATCACCAACCTGACCTGATCCGCTCAGGCTCCGCCTCACGTTCACTGCAAGGGGACCGTCGGGTCCCCTTCTCTTTTTCAGAAGGGTCCCTCAATGCAGTTCCTTGACGTCAACACCACCTTCGATCTCGCCGACGGCAGCCTCGTCGTCGGCCACCACCAGGAAATCGATCCGACCTTTCTGTCCAGGCTTGCAGACGAACGCCTGGCCTCGGGCGCGGTGCGCGAAGGCGAGTTCATGAAGGTCGCCTCGATACCCGCCGCGATCGTGGACAGCTGGGCTGCGCAGGGTTTCAACATCTTCGACCCGAACGTCGGCACGGCGGACATCCTCCGGCGTCTGCGGATCGAGGACATGGGCGCCCTGCTGGCGACCACGAAAGCAGTCGTTTGAACTACGGGCAGCTGAGAGCCTCGATCGAGGCGACCCTGAATCGCACGGACGGTTGCCCGGCGCTGACCACGTCGTTCGTCGACAAGGGTATCCGCCTGATCCAGCGCCGAGCGCGCCTGCCGTTCATGGAACGTACGGTCGAATACACGGTGGGCCCGGTCTGGGCCGGGTTGAATATCCCCGGCGATTTCCTGGAAGTCCTGCATCTGGAATGCAGCGGGTCGCCGCGGCCTTTGACTCCCATGCCGACCCTTCGCGCCTTCCGCGCCGTTCCGCCCGCCTCCCTGCCCTCGGCCTACTTCCGCCAGCGTGGTTCGTTGCTGATCGCCGGGGCACCGGCCGAAGGCGTCGAGCTGTCGCTGACTTATCATGCCGACATGGCGGCCCTGGCCGACGACGCCGACACCAATGGTCTTCTGACAGCCATGCCCGACCTCGTCGAATGGGCTGCTCTGATCTTCGCGGCCGAGCATTTCGAGGACCCCAGGGGCGACCGTTGGAATGCCCGTTACGAGACCACCATGGCGGATATCGAGGCCCAGGCCGAACGTCTTGTCACCCTCGACCAGGCCATGCAACCGATGGCCGACTGGAGCAGTATGCCGTGACCACTTCGGGTTTCTTCAACACCAGCAATCCGGCACCCGATGACCTCAAGAGTGCCGCCGAAATCCTGGCCGAAGCTCTTGCCGCCGCCGCGGCCGTAGCGGGCGACAGCGAGGATGCCGCCGAGGCAGCCGCAGAGGCGCAGGCCAGTGCGGCAAGTGCCGCGGGGGCGGCAACGCAAGCGGCGGACACGCTGATCGCCGTACAGGCTGCGAGTGAGGACGCGGGGGCCGCCGCCGCCGCCGCCAGTACGTCCGCTGCCGAAGCCGACGAGCGGGCCACTGCAGCCTCCCAGGCGGTGACCGATGCGACCACGCAGGCCACTCTAGCTGCGGACCATGTATCTGCCGCGCAGGCAGCCCGAGACCTTGCCAGGGTTTACCGCGACAACGCGAGCGAATACGCGGTGGATGCAGCCGCGTCAGCAGATGCCGCAACCAGCTCGGCCGCCAGCGCGGCGGCCCTCGCCACCGAAGCCGGCGCCGCCGCCGCCGCCGCCGGCCTGCACGCCACCGCCGCCGCTGATGCCAGAGAAGCCGCGCAAGCTGCCGCAGGGGACGCCGCGGAATATGCGACGGCAGCTTCTGGTTTCGCACTCGCAGCCGATGGCCACGTGGCCGAGGCATCGGACTTTGCGCATGCCGCTCATGGCTCCGCCCAGGATGCTGCTGCCTCCGTCAGCCAGGCCGACGTCAAAGCCACCCAGGCGGCCAACGCAGCCGCTGCTGCCGAGGGCTCGGCCGCGACCGCCTCGGGCGCGGCGACGGTCGCTACGAACGCTGCCGCCATGGCGGGCACAAAGGCCGGTGATGCGGCCTCCTATGCCACAGCCGCCGCCGAAAGTGCGGCCGATGCCGCCGCTGCTGCCGAAGCGGCCTCGGGCGGCGGTATCAAGGTTTCGGTGACCGATACCACCCCCGAATTGCTTGACACCAGCATCACGATCTCGGGGGGGCTGACCAAGACCATCACCAATCCCGGTGCCAATGAACGCCTGACTCTGGGGCTTAGCGTCGCCACCACGTCGGCCCAGGGGGCGATGTCCGGA